TATTATTGCCAGATAGAAAACGGTTATAGGTCTCCTAACTTTGAAGTTATGCAAGATATAATAGACGTTTTAGGCTGGACTATAAAACTAGTTGACAAGACCGAATAAGAGAGTAGAATATAATTATGCAATGCGAGCATATCAACACACATAAATATTTAATAGTAGCTAACACAATAGTTGCCTCGTAACCTTATGGGGATCGCATCTCTATTGTTGTTAGTTGCTTTTTATCATGGCTAAGAAAAACAAACAAAATGACTTTATTATGATAAGCCGTAAGATGTTAAAATCTGATGCTTGGAAACAATTAGACAATAAGGAAAGGGTTGTTTATTTGCATATCAAGGCTGGTTTTACTGGTGAGAACAATGGCGATATACATTTAACTAAAGATGAGATGAATGGCATTATGGCTAAAAATTCTCTTTACAAGGCAATCAATGGTTTGATAACTAAGGGTTGGATAGAAAAGACTGTTAGTGGTGGTCTTATGAAACAGGCTAACAAGTATCGTTTAACTAGAGAACATGATCTTTGTTTCACAGACAAAACTAAAGCTAAGAAAAGCAGTAAGTAATGGCTATATATAAATGTGGTCAAAAATGGGTACTGAGAATGGCAAAAAATAAGGCTATAGGGTCAAAAATAGGTACTGAAAGGGGGGAAAAGCTTATGATTAAAAGATTGAATGGTCAAAAATGGGTACTGAGAGGGTCAAAAATAGGGCATAGGGATTAAATGAAATACACACTAGCAAAACCTGCAAAACCCAACATGGACAGCGCAAGCGATAGAGCACAAGCGCAGATGCTTAACAACGAAGGATTTTATAACGGGTTCTATTTACTAAAGATAATAAAGACAAGCGGTGACAAGACAAGGCAGGACGAATTTAATAACTTGTGCTTAAAGATTAGAGAGTACGACAGGTCTTACCGTGGCACCGAGGCACAAAGAAGCGTGTTTGATGCAATGGCACGTAAAGAATGTAAGTTAATGGGGATTAACTTTGACGGTGTGGTGGCTAGGTCAAGCGGTAAAATAGCGGAACCGAAAGATCATGCAAAGGCGGCAGCAAACGATAAACCAGAACCAAGTTTTGAGACACCGCAGAAAGACATGTTTAACGACGCTAAAAAAGTGAGGGTATTATGAGCGATAGAATAGAAGTAGGCGGTTGACAATAGGCAAGTCCACGGGTGGATCGTGGCATGTACACGTAGACGGGGTCGTGTCCGTCACTAATTAAATTAAAAGGGAGATAATATGAACAAACCAGAAACGATGAGGATAAACGATATAAGGTATGTACGAGAGGATTATGTTAGCCAAAAAGCAGACGATTTTGATGGATTAGCGTTGTGTATAGTGCGAACGTATTCGGCTGGAGTTTTTTTAGGCTACGTAAAAGAAAAGAAATCAGAACTTAATGGAGTAAATATTAGACTTTTGAAAACCCAAAGATTATGGGCGTGGTCAGGGGCTTGCAGTATAAGCCAACTAGCCGTGGACGGTACTGTTAATGCTCAAGGATGTAAATTTTCTGTTGTTGTAGAAGAACAAGAAATATTCGGAGTTATTGAAATAATTCCAGTATCAGAAAAGGCAGAGGAATCGCTACGAGGTGTTGAAATATGGAAGAAATAAACACCTATGGCGACGGCTATGGCTCTGGCGATGGCGATGGCTATGGCTATGGCTCTGGCTCTGGTTATGGCTATGGCTATGGCTATGGCTCTAGCTATGGCTCTGGCGATGGCTCTGGCTATGGCGATGGCTCTGGCTCTGGCGATGGCTCTGGCGATGGCTAAAAGAATCAACGGAATCAAATAATCTTTAAAGTGGTTATTACACAAACAATTCTGATCAAAAGGAAAGTCGTGTTCCTAACACGCATAGCTAGTTAGATGATTAGTTGAAGCTCTCGCTAGTGGAGCAAAAGATGCCCGTATAAAATTTATCTCCCTTCGGCAAGGAGATTATTTGAACAAAGGCAAGAGTGAAGATACCACCAGTAACTAGAACAGACACAAGGTACGGCAAGAAAGGTAATAGCAGTCGGAGAAAAACAAAGTATAAACAGGAGACGAGACAAGATGAACGAGCCAAAGAAATTTCTAGGAAATGCGAAAGAAATAACGTTTCAAGACGGGGGAACGATGTTAAAAGTGAGCTTCAACAGGGAAGACTGCCAGTATATGGTTGATAACGTAAACGCTAAAGGGTACATCAATTTGAAAGTATCAACACGCAGAGAGCCAACAGACTACGCAACGCACAGCATAGCAGTAGACACATGGAAGCCGCAGCAGCAAGGCGCATCGCAACAAGCGGCAGAACCTTTCCCGGTAGGCAATCAAGATGCATTTGTAATTCCTTCTGAAAACGAGATGTTCTAGGTGAAAGAATCACAAATGCAAACAATGTTCGGTAAGTGGCTTAAGGAACAAAAGCCATGCACGACAGCTTACGAGTTGAAAATAGAAAAAGGCAAAGCGTTTGCGTTCAATAAAGTAAAGGATCACCAGATTGACGCTTTACTGGAAGCTAAGTATGGCGGTTTGTACCACAAGATAGCAGACAACCCAATCTATGCAGGGAAAAAGACACGGTTCCACATTAAGAAGCCCTTTGACTGCATATACATTAGAGCCGATGCTTACATTGTTTTATGGTTCTATGTGCCACGAACTCCCAAGGTAGCATACTTGATTGACATTGATACCTTTGGAGATATACGAACAGCTCACCCAAGAAAGAGCATACGGCAGGAAGAGCTAGGCGTATATATTGACAGAATAGGACACAACATAAGGAAGGTGAAGTTTGCATGATTAGCAGAACGCAGAAGAAAAAACTTGACGACTTACACGCAGAGATAACTTTGAAACGCAATCCAATGTGTATAATAGCAAAGCTAGGCAAGAATAACATTCCTGCTACAGACAGGCATCATGTATTCGGTAGAGCGTTCAACGTGCGGTGGTTAGTCGAGAACGGACAAGGGATAGAAAGGTTCAATCATGACCACACAGTAGAAATGCACGAAATGTGTGAAGCAATATTTGCTGATGAGTGGGGACAGGAGAGATATGACGAGTTAGCAAGGTTGGCAAAGAAACCGTGTATAAGAGTGGACTATGAAGTGATAAAAGACTATTTGACAGAACAGCTAAACAGTATATAATATAACTAGATCATTAACTTCAATACTTTTAGATACACAAAACACTAACACTAACTACATCCTTGCGATGATCTGCTCTTTCCGGGCTGAGTATAAATGCCCGTTTATAATGTTTTTATATATAAGCCCTTAGTTTTAAAGCGTATTATCTAGGCTCAATACGCTGGATGGCGATACTGCATAATGCCAGTTCAATTCTGACAGGGCTTGCGTTCTTTTAAAATAAGATTGATAGTGGCGTATATAAAAGCACGGGCGATTTTGGGTCGTCGAGAGCTGCCAATAAAGTAGCCTATCAACCAATATACGACCGTAACCTCTGTTTAACAAGTTGGGGTTATCTAAAACCCAGTGCCTAAACGAGCCTATAGGCTACAAGTAAGCACTTCTAAACCCTTTTAAGCAGGACGCAGAGGAGATCGGAACAAGCTCACTGTTAGTCCTGCAAGTAAACAATCCCCATAAGGGGCAACATAAACAAGGAATGAAACCACGAGTGAGCAAGCAATCGAAAACGAGACAGGAAAGAAGGCAATCTTAAAGCCTAAAGAAGAGTTCGTAGTAGTAGATAAGGACAGTAAGTGACAATCATCATAACAGGCGAAGATGTAAATATTAAAGCCCTTGAAAGACTAGTAGACTCATACCACATAGTACAAGAGGGCGAGACAATAGAAGTCAACGGAATGACAGAGAGAGAATACAACAGAGCCAAGAGAGCAGAGATACTTATAAATAATATATAAATAATCTATACGGGACAAAATGCCAATACCATCAACATTTAAATACACACCAGAAGAGTTTGAGGCACTAATTAATGAGTGTATAGACAAGTGTAAAGACTCCGAAGATGATTACCAGCCATGCCCTGAACAATTATATCAACATACTAGTTTGTCTAAGCAGGCTATAAGCCGTTATAGGATGGCAAAAGAGGACGAAAGTTCTTACCCATATAAGCCAGCAGCGGATAAGTTTTACAACTACCTAGGAATATTCGCTTGTAAGGATAACTTAGACGGAAACGGAAAACAAGGCGCACACTTATATAACAGAGTATTAAAGTATAGCGAGAAGCAGATAATAGATACCAACGTAACAGCCACCGTCAAGATGGACAAGGTGAAAATCAACGGTAAAGATTTAACGCTGGATACTTAATGGAGATAGAGGTTCCTTCTATATTAAACATACCAAAGAAACTATTACCTTTCGTAATAAACATAAATAACTATAAATATTTCCTAGCAGAAGGTGGTCGAGGTTCAGCCAAGACACAATCTATCGCTAGGATTTTATTATATCTAGGAGATCAAAGCCATTTAAGGATTGTTTGCGCTAGGGAAACACAGTCATCTATTGAAGATTCAGTATATACGGTTCTGTGTGATCTGATTAGACAGTATGATTTAAACTGGGCTATACAGAAAGCTGTATTGACTCATAACGATACAGGCACAGAGATAAAGTTTAAAGGCTTTAGAGAACAGGGTGCTGTAAATATTAAAGGTTTAGAGGGTGTTGACATTCTATGGATAGAAGAAGCACAGAGTATAACGAAGCTAACATTGGATATCATCCTACCTACTATAAGGAAAGAAAAGGCTAAGATATTCTTAACTATGAATCGCTTTGTCCGTAATGATCCCGTGTACGAGGCATTATCAACACGCCCAGACTGTTTAACTATAAAGATAAATTACTATGACAATCCATTTTGCCCTGAAACTTTAATCATTGAGGCAGAAGCTTGCAAGGCTAAGAATGAAAAAGACTACAATCATATATGGTTAGGCATACCACACGATACAGGAGACGACTATTTATTTGGAGCAAAGGCACTTGATGCTGTCCCATTTATAGCACCAGAGGATTTATCTCATAGTTATGCAGGGTCAGTATTGTCTATAGATTTATCTGGTGACGGTGGTGACCACAACGTAGCCAAGCTTCTAAGAAGGCGTAATGGCCGTGTATGGTGGACAGAACACACAATAGTATGGAATAACCCAGACACAGATTACACAATAGGTAGATGTATTTCATTATACAACGAGTTCCAGCCAGATGTTATGATAGTAGATGCCAACGGTTTAGGCTATCCGATGTATGTATCTATCCAGAAAGTAGTTCCAGAGTGTTACGGTTTCAAGGGGCAATGTAATGACTTATGTGACGATAACGCAGGAAACCACAGAGCGCAGGGATATCTTGATTTAAAAGAATTAATTGATTCAGGACTATTAAGGGAAGAAGATAGATATACACTTAAAGAACTAGAGACTGTTAGACGTAACTTTGGCAAGAAAGGCAGAGTGTATCTAGTTAGCAAGCGAGACATGATGAAAAAGGGTGTTCAGTCACCAGACAGGGGAGATTCACTAGCGATGGGTGCTTTTGGTATAGCAAGACTAATTGACTTACAAGCGTCAAAAGAGTATGATAGGTTTGCCGGTAGAGAGGTTTATACAGATACGTCAACATGGAGGCTATAGATGCCAATAGTAGTACCACTATTAATATACGGCGGAGCAGCAGCTGGGGCAGCTGCTGCAGTTTACAGCGCAAGCCAATCGAACAAAGCAGCAAAGACAGCGAAAGGTCAGCGTGAACAAGCTGAACGTGACGCAAGAGAGGCTAAAGCCAAACTAGCATCTGATAAGCTAGCAGCTACAGAACTTGCAGCATCACAGATTGAAGATAGAAGAAGAGCTTTGGCTAGAAATAAAACAGTTGAAACAGGGCCCTTAGGTGTAGAAGCTGGTGGCCAGAAGAAGAAAGCAGTACTTGGTCAATGATATTTAAGCCTTACACGCAAGAGAATATCGACAAGTGCAGAAAGAAAGACCCACTTTATCAAGAAGGTGGTGTCTGTTACATCATGTTTGGCTATGATGTATTCGAGAAAGATGAACTTGTCGGCTGTATTGTAATAATAAACAGAGGTGGTTTTATAACATTAGACGGTTATAACTACGCTGAACAGTCTGCTATAGGGTTCATTAAAGCAATGAAGCACACGTTAAAGTTTTGGGATGAGGTTTTTGACCGTCCTTTGATGATAATGCGAGAAGTGAAGAGGGTTAACCTAACCAATATATATAAAAGATTCGGCGTTGAACTTAAACAGGAAATAGAGGGATGGTATTTATACCTAAGGGAGACACATGAAGAAACTGACTGACAGACTGCCTAAAAATGAGAGTGTCGAGGACATATTGAAAGATTATACGCACGCTAAGGGTGACAAGGCGAACTTTGAAAGCACGTATGAAAGTATACGGAAACTGTTTGCACCTTACCAAGAATCAATAACTGGTGATGAGACAGACGGTGGAGAGCTTGATTTTAGCGATATATGGACAGATAGCCCTATTGAAGCCGTTAGAGTCTTTGTATCGGGACTACAGACGTATCTTGTGCCAATCAATACCAAGTGGATCCAGTTACGCATGACAGACAAAGCTCTAGAAAACAGCGGAGCCGTGAAACAATTCCTTGAAGATGTAGAAGAGCGGGTTATGTTTACATTAGCTAACAGTAACTTTTATGCAGCTATAGCTGAATTGTTTACTCAATCGGTTCTTTATGGAACGGCTACGATGATGATAGATTATGATCCTGAGGATAAAGTACGCTTTAAGACTGTACCTATTAAGAATGTTTGTATTAAAGACGATTCAAGGGGAAAAGTTGGAAAGACGTTTATCGCAGAGTATTTTACGTTAGAACAAGCAGCTGAAAAGTGGGGAGAAGAGAATTTATCTCCTGAAATGCGAACAGAATACATGAACGCTGATAATATGCAACGAACGTACGAGTTTGTTTACTGTATTAAAGAGCGAAAGGTTCGAGATGCTAGCAAGAATGACGTTCTTAATATGCCGATATATGTAGCATGGATAGACGTTACCAATAAATACAAGATTGAAGAAGGCGGTTTCCTAGAGAACCCAACAGCATCACATAGATTTTATAAGCGTAGTACGTCAGCTAATGGGTACTCGCCTTGTTACATGTGCCTACCGAGTGGTAGAACACTGAATAAAGTAGCACAGACTAACCTTCGCGGTGGTGCTAAGCTCGTTGATCCTGCACTTGCAATGCCGTTAAAAGGGTTCTTAACTAAGTTGAACGCTAATCCTAACGCTATAAACTTTTATCAGAAGGATATTAGCAAAGACTCAATCTTTGAAATCCCTGGTGGTAGAGGTGTACCATTTGGCGTAGAGTATGAAGATAGACTTGACGCTAGACTTAGACGGTTCCTATTTAATGACGTATTTAAGGCATTAGGTGGAGTTACCAAACAAATGACCGTGCCAGAGGTTAACCAGTTGATACAAGAGGCATTAACTCAAATCGGTCCAGCAATCGGACGTTATCAATCAGAGATACTTGATACTATCATTACTCGAACAGTGGCTATATTAGGACGTTATCAGTTCTTACCAGAAGCACCAGAGGAATTAATAGGTAGTGTTGGCTATGAGATTGAATATACTAGTTACCTTGCTAAGTTGCAGAAAGCAGGTGGCGTTAAAACTATTTATGAAGGTCTTGGAGTCTTGCAACAGTTGGCAGCGTTTGACCCTGCGGTTATTGATAATCTTAATGCAGATGAAGCGTGGAACTTGACAACAGAAGAACTACAGTTACCAGCAGGCATATCTCGCGATATCGTTCAGGTCGCACAGGTTAGACAGGCAAGAGCAGAAGCAGAACAAGCACGGACAGAGATAGACACGCAACAACAACAAGCAGGGACAGCGAAAGACCTTGCGCAAGCGGGAGCAGCTATACAATGATAGGTAGCCAAGAAGATATAATTGAAGTATCGAACATGTTTAAGGCAGCTTTTAAGAATCCCAAGATGATAGCTTTTATAGAACAAGTAGGGTTTATAAATAAAGGGACGTATTCGGGTGATAAAGATATAATGATGATGAACGAGGGTAAAAGAGAGGTTGCTCTAACTATAAAAACACTTGTCGAAGAACCAATCGATGAGATTCTTAAACATTTTTATCAAGACTAGGGGAGAGAGTGGAAGAACCTATAACAGCAGTAGACAATTCGGACGGACAAGTAGCAGAAGCACCAGTAACAGGATTCGCAGAACCAACAGTAACAGATCCTGTAGTGGATGTGTTTAACGTCGGAGATTATCCAACGCTAGACAAGTTTAAAGGCGAAGACGGCGGTTTAGACAATAGCAAACTTGCTAAGAGTTATGTAGAGCTAGAGAAAATGAAAGGATCAAGTGTTAAGATTCCAGAGGCAGAAGATAAAGAAGGATGGGATAAGTTCTATTCTAAGCTAGGCGTACCAGATACAGCGGATAAATATTCGTTTGAAGAGAGAGAATACAACGGTCTAAAGTTCGACGACGCAGCTTATGCTGATTTTAAAGACGTGGCTAAAGAACTAAACTTGACACCAGAACAGGCGAACAAGTTAGCAGAATTTGATTTTAACAGACAGACGGCAGCGCATGGAAGTCTAGCAGAACAACGAGCAGAAGCCAACGAAGCGACGCTAACAGCCTTGAAGTCTGAGTTCGGTGCAAAGTACGACCAAGTAGACAATGCGATAGATACAGCATTGGAGAGCTTTACAAACAAAGAAGAAAGTGTTATATTAAAATCAGAGATACAAAGCAACCCAGCTATGTTTAAATTGATGGCTAACATGACGGCACAATTTACCGAAAGCAGTCTTGAGGGAATTGGAGACGTAAGTATACAATCTCAAGAGGACGCAAAAGCCGAGTATTTCAGAATGTTAGACGACAAAGACAATCCATTGAATAAGGCAGGACATCCAGAGTACGACGCAGCTAACGCCAAACACATGAAGTTGTTTAAGAAGTTTAACCAGATAAAATAAGTGGATAATCTTTTGACCCGCTAAAAGAATCCGCAGACTGTTCACCTTCGTTTGGAGACAATGAACCTAATGCACAGTAAAGTATGTGAATTAATTAATTGTTACCAAACGGAGGTTTTGCAATGGCAGACTCAACACACCCAAGCGTATACGCAATAAAATTTGGCACAGACATGATGCACGTTGCACAACAAGATAGGTCAGTTTTGTTACCAGCCGTATATGTAAAAACTAATATCGTAGGAAAAGCATTTACTCAACCAAGAATGGGTAAATGGTCAATGGCAGCTAAAGGCGCACGTGGACAAAAGAACGCACAGAATGACGTTGTTATGTCAAATCGATTCATTACTTTAGAGTCTAAAGAAGATTCACGAGTATGGACTGCTGAAGACGAATGGAAATCACTAGCTGACATTAAAGGTCCAGCTATGAAATCTGCTTCATCTTCTCTAGGTCGTCAGATTGACGCAATGTGTATCGAAGCATTAGGCGGTAGTTCTTTTGCAGGCGAGTCAGGAGGAACAGAGGTTCTTCTACCTTCTACTCAGAAAATTGCAGTAGGAACATCAAACTTGACAGTAGCTAAGATTCAAGCAGCAGCAGTTATTCTTGATAACAACGATGTAGATCAAGAAGGTAGATTCCTTGCTGTTTCTCCAAGTGCTTTACACGCTTTGTTGTCTGACTCTAAAGCTTCATCTGCTGACTACATGAATGTTAAATCATTGATAGCTGGAACTATAAACACTTTCTATGGTTTTACAGTTCTCAAATCAACTCAGTTGGTCAAGTCTGGTGATGTTAGAATGTGTTACGCTTTTCAACGTGATTCAGTTTGTTTAGGTATGAACGCATCACCAGTTGTACGTTTTGACGAACTAATCGACCAATCTTACGATAAACAAATCTACTATGCTATTTCATTGAAAGGTGGAAGACTAGAAGAAGAAGGCGTTGTACAGATTGCAGTAGACGAAACTAAATAATCTTTGGGGAGCTTAGTCTCCCCATTTAAACACTAGGAGGCTGATATGTCAGCAGTATTGGGAGTGCAAAAAACAAAATATGACGCTGGTACGATTGCAGAAGTCGGTACTATGCGAGGCGAGTTGCTTTCTTCTTATGATAGCTATACAGCGACAGCTTTGGACGATGCGTCTACTATAAAAGTATGTGGCGATTTACCAGATAATGCTAAGGTACAGCTTATTCTGATAAAACATCCAGCATTGGCAACAGCTAGAACCATTCTAGTAGGTACAGCAGCTAATAATGATGAGTTCTTAGCAGCTACATCAGTTGCAACGGCTGGAACTATTGCAGTTCCTTGTGGTAACTATGTTATTGGATCTACAGCGTTAGACCAAGAACTAATGATTACTACAGCAGGCATCTTTAATAGTGCTACACCACTACAGTTTACTGTTTTCTACACACTATAAAATCAGGGGGCGGGGGGTCTACTCTCGCCCTCCTCTAAACATGGGATAAAATGTATACTAATAGCAAACGAACAGCGGTAATCCTAGGATGTTCCAACACAGTATGGGACGATTACCGCATGGTATTAGAGCATAGAAACCCTCAAGACCTTGTAATCTTCGCTATAAATGATATCTGTCTTCATTTCAATCACCAATCAATAAATCATATAGTTAGCCTACATAGTGACCTAGTAGGAAACTTTCGTAATATACATAAAATAAGAAACAGTTATGACGCTACCACTCATGGATATAAGAACCATGAAGGCGTTGACATGTCATGGTATGGCAAGATAAACAACATAGGCGGTACAAGTTCGCTATTTGCCGTTGAGATAGCTCTCGCTTTGGGGCTTAGAGACGTTGTAACGTGTGGCATAACCTTAGATAATAAGCCTCATTACTACGAGGATAATATAAATATCGACAGTACAGTGTTTGATTTTGGGCGCAGTCGTGAAATAATAGGCTGGACTAATAAGTTTGAACATGAATTAAAAGAATATAAACAATGTGTCAAGGCTACAACAGGCGTTTTGACTACCTTATTGGGGGTATATAATGGCAAATCAAGTTGAAATAGGTAACAAGGCTCTTAATTTAATAGGTATGAAACGTATTACGTCCTTTGATGACGATACACCACAGGCTAGAGCTTTAAACGTAAGTTATGATATAAGCTTAGACAGTGTATTATCTGCGGGATTGTTTTCATTCTCCATTGAACGGATAACGTATGCACTACAATCGGATGATTTAGAGTTTGAAGAAGACGGTATGAGCTATTTATACCAACATCCTACTGAAAGCTTGCGAGTAGTTGACTTTTATCCTAATAATGTGAGAACTAAAGTTGAACGTGCTGGGATTTATTCAGATCAAGAAGCTTTAAAAGGTCGAGTAGTATGGAAAGTTAGAGATACTAGTTTGTTCTTTCCTGCTTTCGTTGAGGCTTTTGCAATGAAATTAGCTGCGGACATGGCGTATAATCTTAGTAATGACGATAAAAGAGCATCTGACTTGATGCAACTATACGAAAGTATCTATTTGCCAAGGGCTAAGTCTGCGGACAGCACACAGGGCGACACGCCTATTATACAAGCTGACGAGTGGCTACTTGCCAAGTATGGAGGGTCAAGCATAGTATGAAAGTAACTCCAATAACAACATCTTTTGGTAATGGGGAATATTCTCCTGAATTGCTAGGTCGTGTCGAGATAGAACAATACTCTAGGGCAGCAAGAAGTTTAAAGAATTGCATAGTCCGACCTTACGGTAATAGTAGAAACAGAACAGGGCTTGTTTATATGGCTGATGCTAAGTATCACGACAAAGACGCTACACTCGTACCTTTTGTATTCTCAGTTACTCAGGCTTACACCCTGGAGTTTGGGGACTTATACATTAGATACTTTACAGATGACGGTCAAGTATTTGACGGTACATCTATTTTAGATACTCCGACTGCTTACTTAGAGTCAGAGGTTGGAACTATAAAGTACGCTCAAGCAGGGGATAATCTTTATCTTGTACAACCTAATCATCCACCCGCTAAGTTAGTAAGAAGCTCAGCTACATCGTGGACGTTAAGCGATATAAACTTTATTCAAGCACCATACCTAGACCAGAATGTTACTAGTACAAAACTAACACCTTCTGGAACAAGTGGAAGTATAACGGTTACAGCTAGTTCAGGAGTGTTCCAAGCTGGTCACGTTGGTACAACTTGGCAACATTTAAGCGGATCAACTACAGGTAGCTTTAAGATAACAGCGTATACTAATTCCACTACAGTAACAGCTACTGTTGTTGAAACTGTTGTCGATAGTGCATCCACTAAATGGAGTGAAGCAGCATGGTCAAGCATTCGGGGATATCCAACAGCTATAACTTTTCATCAGAATAGACTGGTATTGAGTGGAACAACTGCAGAACCATTAAGAGGTTGGGCTTCTGACATTGGGGTATACGATCAATTTTCTATAGGTGGTACAGATGACGATGACGGATTCGACTTTGATGTACCTACTAAAGAATATAACAAAATATTGTGGTTATCATCTAGCGAAAACTTAGCAATCGGAACAAGTGGCGGTGAGTTTATTCTATCAAGTGGTAATGGTACAGTTCTTACACCAATTAATAGGAACGCTAAACAACAGACAGCTTACGGTAGCTCAGATATACAAGCCGAAGTCTTTGGAGCATATACTTACTTTGTGCAGCGTTCAGGGCGTAAGATTAGAGAATACGCATTTAACTGGGAATCAGATCAATATAAAGCCCCTGATATGACAGTTCTTAGTGAACACATTACAGAAAGTGGTGTAGTTGATATAGCTTTTCAAAAGAGCCAAGACCAGATAATCTATTGCGTGTTAGGAAACGGAAAACTAGCGACGTTTACTAGAGAACCAGACCAGCAAGTTATTGCATGGACTCAACAGGGAACAGAAGGGCTATTTAAAAGCGTTTGTAGCATCCCTAGACCAACAGGCGATGATGACGTTCACTTTCTAGTAGAAAGGGAAATAGACGGCAGTTCTAAGCGTTATATAGAAAGGCTATCACAAACATTCAAAGGCGATATAATAAGAGGTAACTATCTCGACAGTTCGCTTGTTTACGATGGTTTTGCAGCCACAGACGGCATTAGCTTGACATTCAGCACATCAAGTGGTAATGGTACAGCAACAGCAAGCGCATCATCTTTCACAAGCGGACAAGTCGGTAGATATATTAAGGTTATAGACTCAGATTATAATATCATAGGCAAAGCGGTTATAACTGCTTATACATCAGCAACAGAGGTCGATGTTACTATAAAAGGCACACTGTTAGATACAGACATTGACGGTGCTTTGTGGGGCGTTGGGGTTCTAGTCCTGTCAGGGTTTGACCATTTAGAAGCAGAAAGTGTTTATACATTGGCTGATGGTTCTTTTAAAGACACAGCTTTAACGGTAGCAAGTGGATCAGTGACCTTGCCAGTAAATGCTGTCTATATTACAGTAGGGAAACTATACGAAAGTGAAATAGTGTTATTACCATTATCACAAGGTTCACAAATGGGAACAGTTATATCTAAAAAGTCTCGAGTTCCTGCCGTTGGAATTGTAGTTAATAACACCCAAGGTATAACAATCGGTGATGGAACAGACCAAACAGAGGTCTTTTCAAGGTCAGCATCGACTTTACTAGGTGAACCAGAACCATTAAAAACAGGTACTTTTAGAATACCCGTTGACATAGAGTGGACAGACGCCTTAACGGTTACGATTAAACAGAATAAACCATTGCCGATGAATGTGTTAGCAGTGATACAATATAGCAACATAAAGGAGTTATAATATGGCAGGAATGGATTATGCTTCATTAGTCACTTCAATGGCTAGCAGTGCGAGTCAACTTTATGCAGCAAATGCAGCGAAAGAGATTGGAAAATACAACCAATCGCTGTATAATATAAGTGCAGGAGTAATAGAGGCTAACAATAAATACCAAAAAAAACTATTCGCAGAGGAAAGAAAGAGAACTATGGGTACAGGAATAGCAACTTTAACGGCTCAGAATGTTGGTGTAGGCAGAACTTCACTATCATTATTAAATAAATCAATGGAAAACTTGTATATTGACGAAGCTTTTAGTGACTATAACGCTAAAATGTCAGCATTACAAGCTAGAAGCGGTGGAGTTCAAGCAATGGCACAAGGCAAAGCTAGGTCAGCATCTTATATATCAGGAGCAGCTAATACAGCATCGCAGGGAATAGCCAACTTCGCTATAAAGCAAAAGAAACAGGGGGCTAAATAATGCCACAGTTTGAAATAAGACAACGTAGAGTCGGCCCTGAGAACACGGTTCCAGCCCAACAAATGGGATTTGAAGGTGTTCAACAAGCAGTTCAGTCAGGACAACAAGCACTTGAAACAGTCGACCATATTGCTAACGCTTGGCAAGAAGCCGAAGACTTGGCACAGTTGACAACAGCTACTAATAATTTAGCATCGCAGCAAATGGGCTTTGAATCAGAACTTGCTAATGTTAATATTTCAGCAGGTGAAGACGGTGACTTTTATAAAGTTCTTAATGAAAAAAAACAGTATTTCCAGAATAAACTATCTTCTATTCGTGCCAATGGTAGCCAGATAACTAGCACAGGTGCAAAAGCACAGTATACGCAAATTGCAGATATGGCAGAAATGAGCGCCAAGGTTAAACTAGATACTGTTTTCCGCCAGAAGCTCGTAGACCACCAGAAAGTAGAGCTAGTGCGAAGTGGTGACTTAATGAAACAATCATATCTTAGTGGTAACAAAGAGGCTAAACAGGCTTATTCTGACCAACTTCAGAGCAACCTTGCGAAAGGTTTCATTGATGAGGGGGAGAAATATAAATATGACCAGAGTTTAGAAGATTGGGACATATCAAGAGCTATTCATATAGCGGACGCTGATCCTACCCTGGCTTTGGAAATGATAGAAAGCGGAGACTTGAGCTTTGACAGTCCAGAAGACAAGAAAAACGCAGAGGGGCAAGTTCGTCAGATGCAGGGATTGAAGAAGTCGCAGGAACAAATGGCAATTCTTAATGAACAAGATGATAATAGTTCCAAGTTCGGAGAAAACTACGGTCAATTAACAGTTGGACAACAGCTATCAGAACTAAAGAGTGGCTCCGACTTAGGCGACTACGATAAAGATTGGGCTAAGAGTATGGAAGCCAGAATACTTAGCTCTAAGGGCATCACGCCAGAGACTAGGCAAGACGTTATGAGTGGCTTTGTCCAGCGCCAAGGGTCGTTAGCTTATGGAGTTCGTAAAAGTGGCGGCATGTCAGGACAGGACTATCTACGAGGATCTAAAAAACTAAAGGTAGATATAAACAAAGCAATCGCTAAAGGTGATATAAGTGCTGATAAGGGCGATAAGCTAATCAACAGTCTTGAGAAAACTAAATCAGCAGGCCTGAGCAAGCTAGATTTGTCTAAATCGTGGGGGTATCAGTTTAACGACGGGGTAGACTATTTATCTAAAGAGTTATCAGGTGAACCTCTATATAGTGCGGTTATTGATTATTTCTACGCAACAGATGCGGAAGAAAAACCAGATTATAAACAAATGGCAAAGCAAGCTGTATCTGATTATACAAACAAGGTTTTAACAGGTGGCGTTTCAAAACGTGATACTGTTATAGCAGAATTAAAGAAAGCTGGTTATGCAACCACAGAAGATAATATTAAGTTTGGACTGGCTCAACTAGGAGAATGATGGCTTTAGATTTCACAAATTTACCGAATAAAGAAAAACCGTTATTAGATTTCACAAATTTACCGAATAAAGAAGGTAACAACGATATAGCGCAACCAACGATATCTAATGTTGATGAGTCTTATCTTAGACCACCAGACTCTAGTTTTTTCGATAGGATAGGCAACTCACTGCGCAATATTGGACTTACTACTACTATGGGGGTGCAAGGTATAGGAAAAGGCGTTGGAACGCTAACGAAGGTCGTGGGTAAGGATATGCCGACAGGTGACGCATTGTTTGAGAACCCCGCTTGGGATATGATCCCTAACTTGGCTATATTTGGAACTTCTATCAAAGTTGGCAAGTTTGCAGCTAATGAAATATCTGAACGCTTTGGCACTGAGGGCTATGAAGAACTGAAAGGCAGAGTCAATAGTATCACTGGTGCTAATAGTTTAGGTTCGTTCTTGGAGAAACAAGGCGAGAATATCAAGACTTACTTTAAAGATAATGGCGAATACCTTAATAAATTTCGTGATGCTGAAATATATCGTGGTTCTTTTATGGAAAACCCTAGTGCTACCCGTACTTTTAGCGTGGTTGCAGGGGCTATACCGTCACTTGCAGCAGCAACAGCAGTGACCTTAGCAACTGGAAACCCTGGTATCGGTGGTGTTTTCTTAGGTTTTACTGAGGGTGCAGACGTTTATGAAAAGGCTATAGAAGCAGGAAAGACACACGAAGAAGCTAGAAACCTTTTAGCCGTTGCTGGCGTAGGTATATCAGCATTAGAGACTATATCATTAGGGACTATAAGTCGTACTGGTCTTATGGGTAAAGTTATGGGTATTGCTTTAGGTGCAGGTAAAGAGGGTGCTACTGAGGGTTTACAACAGGTTTACCAGAACACTATTGTGAAGTACGGTATAGATAGAGCGCAGAGTTTAATGGAGGGCGTTGTTGAAAGTATCATAGCAGGGGCAGGAAGCGGAGGGGTTATATCTTCTTTCGTTCCAGCACAAGAACAGTTTAAAGGCTATGATATGGTTGACGTTGCTAATACTATGGCTGAGGTCGGGCGTAATATGGAACAGAACGCTGATGAGATAGACATGGCTATTGTCGGTAGCTTAGACGAAAGACAAGCGGTGCAGAAGAAAGAGAACCTTGCTATTGAAGGCGAATTACCAGACTTAGTAGCAGATGAAGACTTGGCACAAGAACTAGGCACTACGCCAGAGATTATTGCAGAAGCAGAGCAAATAGATGATGACTTTTTTCTTGATGAAACAGAAGATACTTACTTTGAAGATTTTAACGACGTACCAGTATATGCAGAATCTAAGCCAAGTAAGACAGTAGAAAAGTATATGAGATTAGAGAGTAGAGACGCACAGCGTAAAGGTATACAAGAATCATTGCGTGACTTTGTAGAGATACGCAAAGAGTTCAAAGGAACTATTAAAGCTGATGAGGGTAGCACAGTAGAGTATGAAAGTTTACCTAATAAGTATAAGTCAGAACAAGGACAGACTTTTGACCAGATAGCGTCAGAACTAGAGCAATACGGTTATTATCTTGAAACTTCAACAGATGTTTTTGAGTTCTTTGCAGATCTGGATAATGCTATTGATTTATCTAAAAAACAGATTATTGATTTAAAACCAGAGATGAAAACCAGACGTGATACTACTATCGCTAAAGACAAAGTGAAAGTAGAGCAACGTATCAAAACGGCTAAAGAAAAAGCCGAGGTTCGTGGTGTGAAGAAAGGCGTTAAGGAAGGGAGATCTACAGTTAGACAGCAAATGCGTGAAGATAGGCGTAGAGCTAAAGCAGAAAGCAAAGTCAAGAAGACTATAAACAAGTTAAAGAAAGCTAAGTTAAACGAAGAAATCAGGGACGAACTAGAATTTATTCTTGATAAGATAGATACGCAAAAGTTAAGCGATAATAAAGCAGGGCAATTACAGAGTCTTGTTCAGGCTGCAAAACTTAACCCGTTAAATATTATACCAGATAGCCAGATAGACAATGCCGTTAAGCGATTAAATGCTAAATCTATTAATGAACTAACTGGTGACGAGTTACAAAGCTTGCAAGATATACTGGATCATATTGTTCATATATCACAAGAGCAGGAACTTGTTAGAGTTGGCGGTATTCTTAAACAGCATAAAGTAGCCGTAAATGACACTTTAAACGAAATGAACGTTAATCTTTACAAGAAAGAGGGCGACATTGATATGAATAGTTTAGACTCAACTTTGGCAAGTAAGACAAACTTACCTAAAGAGTTCTTTGGTGTCCAGAGTTGGAATCTTGAATTTATGTCGGAGCGTTTAGGTGATACAACTAAGAAAGTGTTTTATGATGGTATAGACAAAGGTGTGACTAATCAACTGAGGTTTGAACAAGAAGCGAGAGACTTTCTTGATAATCGCTTAAAAGGAATCGATCAAACTGGATGGAGTATTGCATTTGAAACTAAAGCTAAGAATGTTATACAAGAAGAGATTGAGTTTAGTAACGGTAAAGTAAAACTAACACCACATGAAAAGATTGCTTTATATTTACATTCTTTAAATAAGAAGAATCGTAAACATTTGATGAATGGTGGTATTGTCTTTGCTAATCGTCCAGAAGCTAAGGCTTTCAAGTTTACTCGTGAGGATATTGCAGGAATACAAGATAACTTACTGAGTGCTGATGAAATGACAGTAGCAGAAACTATTTACGATTATTTCAACACAGTACAGAACAAGAAGATCAATGAAGTATCCCGAAAGTTGTTAGGCGTAGACTTAGCAAGAGAAAAAGACTACTTTGCTATAAGGACAAGCTTTCTTGATAGAGTCAATGAATCGCTATTAAAATCAGACTCAAAGAGTTTTGTTAAGAAGTCACTAGAGGGTATGGGTGTTTTAAAAGAAAGACAAAGTTCATCTAATGCTATTGTCCTTGAAGATGCAGCGGTTGTCTTAACTAAGAGTGTTAAGAATATAGGCGCATACGTTGGGTTTGCTGAACCGATGAAGTACGCAAGGGCATTACTTAACGACAACAAGTTTCAGCGTAGAGCAAGAGAACTGAATCAAGAGCCAACGCTAAAAGAGATTGAAGGGTATCTTGATAGAATAGAGGGTAATTCTTTAGACCGTCACAACATCGTAAAACTAGTTTTAAGCGTGATAAACAAATTAGACAAGGCAATACTAAGCCTTAATCTTTTCGTAGTAGCTAAACAGCCGATTTCGGTTATGGCAGCAGCAACGGAAATAGACGGTAAGTATCTAAGAGCTAACTTGAACTCAGATTTTAAGCTAGCCGTTGACGAAATGACAGCCAACTCTCCACAGTTAAGAAATAGGGTTGAAGGTAACATATCTCGCGAAATGGGAGAATTAGGTTCTGTTGGTGAGGCTTTACACTTAATGACAGGTAAGAAAGTACATGACGCTAAACTAATGAAAGCTATTAGTCTTGCAGATACAAAAGCGATTACTATTATCTGGAACGCTACAAAGCAAAAGATAAACGAAACTACTAAACTAGAGGGCGAAAAGTATTGGCAAAAGGTTACGGAAGAAGCTGAACGTATAGTTAGGTTGACACAGCCGACGTTTAACTTAAAGGATCGTTCACCTTTGGCATCTAATATTAATACATTCACTAGAATAATAACACGTTTTGGTTCACAGAGAAATAAGAACTATATAATGATGAATAGGGCAATTAACACTTATAATAGATCTGCCAAGACAAAAGATGACATGAAAGAAGTGTTTAACAAAGTCGTTATAATAGCGATATACAACTCTTTAGGGGTTGGGTTTGTTGACAATATGCGTAAACTTATCAAAGGTAAAAGTATAGGTGAAATTCTACAAGGCGCACCGATGCAGTTTATATCTTCTATTTTGGGTAACGTATACGGAGTTGGTCCAGCGTTTGAGTTAGTAATGAGTAAAGCAATGGGAAAATACAGCTATGACATAAGCAATCCATTCTTAGATTGGGGTAACGAGTTACTTGGTGGAATTGGTGACATACTAGGAAGTGCAGGACAATATATAACAGGTGAGCGTTATGTAGGCGGTAGAAATGCGGGCGAAAAGAAATGGTCACATAGTTTAAATAACGGAGTTAAAGAAGTGCTAACATCCGTAGGGATGGGTGGTTATGGTGTTCCAGTTAAGAATGTAGAATTTTGGTATAAGACTTTGACAGGCAAAAAGAAACAATCTAACAAATTTTAAACGAGGTAAACATGTTAACGACAGATGATAGTTTTAAATCATACGATACAAACGGGGCGACTACAGTTTTCCCCACAACGTTTAAGTTCTGGGCTGATACAGATATAATAGTGAGTTTGAAAGAAGTCGCTACAGGGAACGTTACGGACTTGGTCTTAGATACGGACTACACTTTAGACGGTGGCGGTGTTACAGGCGCATTAGGCAATGTTACAACGAACGTAACTTATGCGAGTGGCTACAAGCTATTAATAGAGCGTGATACAGGAAGAGCGCAGACTGTTGACTTGACTAGTAACGATGATTTCCAAGCGGAGAGCTTAGAATCTCAACTTGATAAAACCGTTGCTATGGCTCAAGAGGCTGCCAACGATAGCGACTTAGCTGTACATATAAGCCGTTTCGTGTCGGCATCGGTTGACACATTACTAGCACCAGCACAGGCTAGCCGAGCGGTAATGTGGAATGACGACGGTACAGGGTTTAAGAACTCAACGAATGACCCAGATGAACAGACAGCAGATGCAACAGCACAAGCGGTTATCGCAACCACACAGGCAGGTATCTCGACGACTAAGGCAGGAGAGGCAAGTGATTCTGCGGATGAAGCAGCTGCAAGTGCAGCGAGCGTCGTAAACTATGTCAGTCGCGGAGACGTGGCTACAGGCTGGGACTTTGATGTTACAGATTTTACCATCGACAATTTGTACTACGATTTAGATTTAAGCGCAATAGTGCCAGCGGGAGCGGTAGCGGTGAAAATCTTTGTCTTGTATAAAACTACTATAGCCGGAACCGTGGTTCGACTCCGAAGGAATGGGGACACGAACGAATATAATCAACTGAGGATAGGGACGCAAGTGGCCGATATTAATCTGTACGCTGGTGGCAGGATAGAACTAGACAGTAACCGAATAATAGAATACAAGGCGGGCGCTGGAGGGACGACCTCAACGCTGAGTCTTGTTGTTAGGGGATGGTGGATAGCATGAATTTAAAGGAAGAACACGCTTTAATTACGAAACAGTATTACCAAGATAAGAGTCTGACAAAAGAAGAGTTTGAAAGGTTGCACATCATAAATGCTTTAAAACAAGCAAAAGCTAATGGGGACTTTGATGGCCTTCCAGAACAAGATATTGATGATCGCATATCAGAATTAGAAACATAAACGGAGAAGAAGATATGACAGTAGCAGAAGTAAGACAAAAAGAAATCAAAGAACTGAACGGTAAGATACTAGCAATCAAGGGTCAGATTGGTGCTCTTGAAAGTAAAGAAAATGATACGGCTAAACGCTTGAAAATCTAGCCAGAGACGAACGTGAACGTCTTGAATCTAAAGTAAAATAAAGGGCATAGGATGTTTGATGGCACGAGTGTAAAGGCAATCCCAATAATAGACATAATTTAAGAAATAGGTAGGATATGGAAAAACAACAACAAATAAGAATATCAATAGCAATTTTAATTATAGCAGTATGCTCTATTCTGTACTCCCAAGGTGGGGTTACAGATATGGGCGGTAAAGCACTACGCAGATATTTAATGCCTGTTATTTACTTTGTTAGTGTTTATCTTTATACTAAAGACAAGCGTTCTTTAATAGGATTACCATTTTCAGTATTGGGATTATCTCTAGGTTATGGCGCAGATGCTACATGGTTAAAGGTTGTCAAGAGGGTATACACAAGCGGTATTTGCTCATTGTCCTTTGGATATAAACAGCTTTGGGCTTTATTACCAATAGGAATAATAACAGTATTGGGCGTGTTTAACCCGTTACCCGCACGATTAGAAGAGATGACTATAGGATTTATTTACACTTTACCACTATTGCAAATTGCTTACAAAGGGGATTAAATGGGATACGGAAACAAGCAGCCACAGGTTATCATGCCACAAGAAGAGATAAAAAAGCTTGAGGTCGCTAAAAAGGCTTATGCTAAAGATGTTGCAAAGACCAGAATTGAACTAGCCGAGATTAAGAAACTGATTACAGCTAAGAAAAAAGAGTTAAAAGATATTGAATTGAAAGCTAGCGAGTCGCTAGAATTGAAAAAAGTAGAGATTAACGCATCTTTGGGTGAACTAGAAAACAAACGTTTAGAGGTCGCCGAACTAGACAAACAAGCAAACGTATTACTGGATAGCGCAAAAGCGGAGAATGGCAAGGTTCTGGGGCTTAGAAGCGAAGTGAACAAGCAGAAAGCAGAGCTTGAACAAGGACAAGTAGAGCTTAATTCTATCTTAAAGACCGAAAGACCTAATCTTAAACGATTAAAGACTAATCTTGACAAGAAAGATAACGAGCTTGCAGAAATTAAAGAAGAACTGAACAGTAAAGAAATATTCTTGAATGTTGAGGGTGAGCGTTTAGGTAAGCTGGAGATAAAACTTTCTAAGCGTGATGAACAAATATCTTTGCTAGAAAAACAGTTGCTAGAGAAATCTGCGGGTATTAAACTAGATAAAGAGAATCAATCATTAGAAAACGCAAAAGAAAAGGCTAATCTTGCGGCTAAGTTTAAAGAAAATAATAGGGCAAAAAACTTACTCGAATAGGGCATCCGCTAGGGCTGGATTAAGGGACGAACTTACAGCGATCTGCTTATGTGGATTACCTTCTGCTGAAACTACATTTCTCTACGCTTACATTTGCAAGAGAAATGGAGAATTAGAAGATGATGGAGATGGAAACGCATACGTCGATTTAAGGGCCACAAAAGGCTATAATTTACCAGATTAATAAAACAGCAATTTTAAACAGGAGATATTATGAAAAAGTTATTATTACTAAGTATATTGATTGGGTCGTTTTCAGGGTTAGCGTTCGCAGATGAAACGTGCGAGGTTCTAAACGGTGAAATGGTTTGTACCGAAACAAGCGTTGTGACATTCCAGAACAGTAGAGAGTCAGTATTGATTGAGATAGACAATCTAAAGCGTGAATTACAGCGTGAACTAGTCATACTTAATAAACGTATAGTTCGTGTAACATCTAAGAATAGTGAGGCTATTAAGGCCATTAGACAAGAGATTGTATCCAAAGAAGAAAAGATTGCTAAGATGGACGAGTTAAATCTAGCATTTGATTTGCTAATCGCACCGTTGCCAACAGAAGGAGTAATAGATGTTGCCAAGAATTAAAAAGAAAACGACTGCACAAAGAGTTGTAGACTTGAAAAAAAGTATGACAAAAAAGAATAAAGGAACAAGAAAGCGGAAAGGAAAGATGGCATGAGTGATTGCCTGCAAGGTAAACATAATTCTGATTCTATTCACGCATTAACTCAACTTCTTGCAGAGCAGAACACCAGACATCTAATGTATGTTGAGAAGACTAACGATAAAATAGGAACCTTGCAAGTTGATATTACAGAAATTAAGACGATGCTAAAAGTTAAAATAGATTATATGGAGAACGAAATATCTGAAGAAAAAGGAAAAGTTAAAAATCACTTAGACAAAAGCGAAGACCGTATCAAAGAATACGATAAAAACACGTCGTTTAGAATTGTAGGCGTGTGGGCTATTGGGATTCTGTTTGCTAACGTTATGCGTGAGATAGTGGTACACATGACAAAATGAAGTACACAGAAGCACTTGCCCTTATTGGTAGAGTAGTCAAGCAAGAGTCGAAACTTAAAGGACTAGTTTTGGACGATGCAGATTTTGCTGACGATGAGTGGCTAGTGTTGTTTACGGATATATTTAGACATATCGACAAATCAAAAAATACATAATTAGAGTCGGCTCTCGTCCTTGGAGTCGGCTCTTTTAATTATCGGCAATAAAAAAGAGTCGAGGAATTAACCCCGACCCGATTCACCACTTAAAACTAACCTTAAATCCCGTGTAAGGTTCGCCACACGGTAACTTTAAACTGCCAACTTTAACATGTTTGTAAGTCCACCATGCGACCTTTGCTACTTTAGTATTTTATGTTCTGCCGCTAAATCTTTCCATACTATTTGAGCAAGTTCTAACATTCCCATGCTTGGGTCTTTGCCGAACGTGTCACCGTAAATCTTTATAAACATTTCAGCCGCTTGATCGCATTTCTTTGCGGTCTTGTTGTCTGTATCGTCTGGAATAAGATTCTCAATAGCAACAAACACCTGTTTAGCAATAGCCATAACGCCCCGAACTTTCTGCTTAGAGTTACCCTTTAGAAACAACTGAGCTAGATAGCCGATTACCAAGATAAGCGCACCCCATACCGATGGCGACATAATTAGTCCCATTAACATTTCCTTCATAAATTCTCCTTTTTATGCCGCATCAATTCACGACTTTACTATTATATCACATCCCTAAACAATCATCATAAAGCCACGCATAAATTCCTCATTATCTACTTGGTCCAACTTTTCACTTTGATATATTATCGCTAATGCGTTGATTAATATTAAAATAAATATTGACCAGTGGCAGCCTACAAAAAGCCAGCGTGACCACATCGTAAGCCCGACTAAAAGCCAGTTCGATAATGCTTATCGCTTTCGCTGTCGTCGTCACTTATATAACCAGCAGCGTCTTTAAGTTCTTTTACTATCAGATCAAAAGTTTTGTCTTTTTCAGGGGTGGATTTTGGTTTACTCATAAGTTATCCTTTGGTGGTTCTGGTAGTGGTTGCCAGTGGGTAACTCCGTTAACTCTCCTTGAATGGAAGTTTAGTCCCCACCAACCATTTTCGCCCCAATAATTTAGCACTTCTACCCTGTTTTCTACATGGTCTTTTTCGTCTGGTACATAAGCCAATACGTCTACACTCGAACTAACTGTGCCACTTGGCAATCTATCCTCAACACTTACCCACCCATCTCCGCTTATTGGTTTATTGCTCATGTTGTTCCTTGGGTTATCTAATATTTCTTAATTTACCGACATGCGAGCGAGGTCGACCTTGTGTCTTAAATATATATCTATCAGCACATAGTTCCTTTAATGTTGCTCCTCTATCTCGTCTCTGCACTTCCCTTTTAGAATAACCACAGAGAGAACATGCTTGAAACATAGGGTTACAATCGCATGCTGGTGTTTTATCGTGTAAACAGTGCATCATATCCCCTTTGGTTAATCTTGGGTCTTACTGATTGCCTGCAATATAGGCTTCCATACTTTCCACCACTCAACGGCTCCATCGTCCATTAAAGCGATTTGCTTATCTGACATTTTGAACCATTCTTTTTTAGTACGTAACTCGCACCCTATTTGAATATTCAATGTGGTTATTATAATATTATATTTCTGGTTCGTTATAGTGACGTATTGATGGCGTTTCTGTATTACATCATCAAAGACCCAAGCATCACCAGAGACCCTAGCATCACCAGAGACCCTAGCATTACCAAAGACCTTAGCATTACCAGAGACACAAGCATCACCAAAGACACAAGCATCACCATAGACCCTAGCATTACCAAAGACCCAAGCATCACCAAAGACACAAGCATCACCAAAGACCCAAGCATCACCATAGACACAAGCATCACCATAGACCTTAGCATCACCATAGACCCAAGCATTACCAAAGACCCAAGCATTACCATAGACACAATTCTCGGTTTCTACATATCCACCTAAATCACCTTTTTTTACATTTTGTTTTTTGATATCAACTATTGCTTCAATTCTGAATAGTTTTTTCCCCATTACGTCTATTGCTAGATCTGTTCGTAGTTTAAATGTTTTCCTCATGCTTCGCCCCCGAGTTCGCTGATCGGTTGCCAAGGGTCTCGAGAGTAGGCTTTGCGGAAGTGGGTGATTGAACTCACATTGTTCCAAACTGTATTGACAGTTACATAACCAGTTCGACGTGCAGAAGACGAGAAATTAACACCAGTTATTACTCCATAGACCTTTTCTTCTGTCAGTACCTCAAGCCCCTTATTGCCACACGCCCTATACATTTCTTCAGCCGTCAAAGGTTCTGGCTTGGGGCGTTTGCGAATGTAATTAAATCCTTCACCACCATCTGCAATAAATAAAGTGTTTTTTTTATCTTTGCATATTGCGCTCAATTCTCCTTCGTGCGTTCTTCTCCTGAACGTTTCAGAGTCACTAAACTCACACACTTCCCCAATCTCAAATTCCACGCCGTCCATTGTAATTGTTATCTTTGGTTTACTCATTTTGTTCCCCTTTGGTTAATCTTGGGTCTTACTGATTGCCTGCAATATAGGCTTCCATACTTTCCACCACTCAACGGCTCCATCGTCCATTAAAGCGATTCGCTTATCTACCATTTTGAACCATTCTTTTTTAGCACGTACCTCGCACCCTATTTGAATATTCAATGTGGTTATTGTAATATTATATTTCTGGTTCGTTATAGTGGCGTATTGATGGCGTTTCTGTATTACATCATCAGAGACCCAAGCATTACCAAAGACCCTAGCATTACCAAAGACACAAGCATCATCAGAGACCCAAGCATCACCATAGACCCTAGCATCACCAGAGACACAAGCATTACCAAAGACCCTAGCATCACCAGAGACCTTAGCATCACCAAAGACCTTAGCATTACCAAAGACACAAGCATCACCATAGACACAAGCATCACCATAGACACAAGCATCACCAGAGACCCAAGCATCACCATAGACCCTAGCATCACCAGAGACCCAAGCATTACCAAAGACCCAAGCATCACCATAGACACAATTCTCGGTTTCTACATATCCACCTAAATCACCTTTTTTTACATTTTGTTTTTTGATATCAACTATTGCTTCAATTCGGAATAGTTTTTTTCCCATTACGTCTATTGCTAGATCTGTTCTTAGCTTAAATGTTTTACTCATATTCATCCTTTATTAGCCTTGTGTCTTGGTTTTTAGTTCGTCAATCTTCTGGTCGACTTCCATAATACATATTTCCCCGCTGTCAAAGTTGTTTCCGACCATCCACTCGCTTATTTCGTCAAGGTCTTTCACGCGCCTAGCTTCTGCTTTGGCTAGTTCTTGAATTAAATATAAATTCCATTTTGCATCATGCTCGCCTATAACTTTTAGACCGCACACGCTATGTTTACACTCGGAACATTCTTCGTTGCAATCTTCTTCGGTTCCTTTATATTCTGGTTTCTTCATCTCCACTCCTATTTACTACGATATCATAAGGCATACTTATTAGCATACTTGTTTTTGTTACTTCAAACTTATATCTTAGCTTACGATTATGTGGAGCCTTGTACTTTCGTAGTCAGACTATGCCTTGTTGATTACATCCCACTAAGACTTTCGTTTTGCCTATCGTCCAAGTTCGTGTTATACCGCTTGCCAGTGTATCACTCTGTAGTTGATCGCTACTCCTAACGAATCGAATCAGCATGACGTATAACGCTTGGAAGTCTTTTTGTCTATAGAGACTGAAAAAATGGCTTGGGTGATTTTACCTTGCGGACAATAAAAAAATCCAAGTGTTGCTTACGATTAGTTACTATATAAGAAAATAATCACACATTGGATTTTGTTTATTCGATTGAAACATAACAAATCGTAAGCAAGATAATTATACACCCAAACCAGATTTTTCAAAGAACTTTTTTACTAACTATTAAAAACCCCATTTAAACACGTTCACAAAGATTACACAGCCCAACGTCACACTTAACACGATTATAGCCACTACGGCGGCATTCCTGCCCTTACAGCTCATCCCACGCCTCATGTGACAGCTTACTTAACATGTTCATGCGTTCATTACGAAAACTGATAAGTATATCCTTCATGTATTTATGATTATTTAACATTACGTCGTCGTCGTTCTCCACGCAACCTAGCATCTTGTGAGTTTTCTCGTCTATCAACATATCCGCTTCTTTGACTTCTGCTAAATACGTTCTCATTTGGTTAGCGATACTCATTATGACTCCCATATACTATTTGGTAAAAGCGTTACTGTTAGTAGAAATAATATTACGAATACTTGGAACATCATTATTTAACCTCAAGTTTTGGCGTGCATTCTCGACAAATACTAAACGGATCACCCTTTTCTGAGCAGTTGTGACAGTACCCGCTACCGTCAACAATCCCCGCTTGTATGTCGTTCTTATCGCTTATACAGTAAGGACAGAATACGACACCGTCGTCGTGCATGTTTGTATCAATCGTAAACCATTTCTTGCAAGTTGAGCAGTAAGCTCTTGCAGGGTCGAATATTTTAGTTACTTTCACAGTTACTTCCTTTTTTAGTTTCCACTCAGCCATGCGATTCTGTTGCATGATAATATTACTACGCATTAAACCCAGACATCCGCTTTGAAGTCGTAAGGTTGAAACTTGCTACCACAACACTTGCATATTTCCGCACCGTCAACTGATCCCATTTCGTTGGGTAGAACTGAATTGTCGCCGTCGTCACAGTTAGGACACTGTAACCCCACGTTCTCCAGTTCGTACTTGTCCCCGTCTTCGTCTCCTTTATACTTAGCGTTTAACGCTTGGTAACATTGTTCCATGTTATACCTCGATTATTTCGTATGAATTGTTAGTAAAAACATCGCATTCTATATCGTCTTGTATCGCCCCTTCTAGCCCGTCTTCCGCTTCGCTATATGTATCGAACGTGTCAATTTCGTTCTCCGTTTCTTGATCCTGTACTCTCCATCTTCTTGCTTTCATCTCGACTCCTTTTTAGATACGTTTAACTGCCACTAAGAAATTATACCACGACAAGAAAGTCGAAGTCAACACCTTTTTAAAATTAAATTTAAAATAGTTTTAATGCTTGCAATGGTATTTCAATAATGCTATACTATTAATATGATTACCGCATTTCAAACAAGGAGAAAAGATGCTTAAACCAATGACTTTTATGCTAACAGAAGACACAAGAAAAAGGCTAGCTTCCTTTATAAGAAGCGAGAACAAACGAAGACGTAAGACGGGGGAACCTAAAGTAACTAGATACGGACTAGCTGAAAAGGCTATATTCGATCACCTGTCAAGTTTAGAGATAACAAGCAAAATATTTAAGGAGAAAAAATGAGTAAGGTTACAAAAGCAATATCGGGAATACTAGGCGAACTGGGAGCATCTAAACAAGACGGGAAAAACACCTTTCAAAACTTTAAGTATACATCGTATGACGAGTTTAACGCACAGCTAAAGCCATTGCTTAAAAAATATGGGCTTGCTATTTTTCCAGCGACTACCGACGTAATAAGCCATGATCCTATAGGTAAGACAAAAAGCGGATCAAATATATACGGTGTCGTTATTAAAATGGGCTTTACTGTATCGTGTGAGGGTGAAGAGAAACTATTGCCATGGGTAGCACAAGGACGCTGTGAAAGTGGTAAAGAGATTGCCAAAGCGCAGACAGAGGGCATGAAGCGTTTTGAAATGAAGCTTTTCCACGCATCGACTAAGAACGACATAGACCCAGACGGGGAACATATAGTAACAGGTGAACAGGAAGGCAAAAAAATACCTATAGTTGGACCCAAAATAAACGCTACTGAGCTAAAAGTTCTCTTGGGCCTTGTCGATGCAGTGGGAACAACAGAAGCTATCGTGTGTAAAAAGCTAGGCATTGCGAACTTCAAAACTATTAATAAAGAACAGTACAGCAGGGCAACGTCAGCACTCAACGCAAAATGTGGGAACAAATGATAGAGCATACTTGCGCCCAACAGTCGGAGGAATGGTTTACATTACGTGCAGGCGTTCCAACGGCTTCTAACTTTTCAAAGATAATCACAGGTAAAGGCGAATCGTCTAAATCGGCTACGTGTTACATGCACCAACTAGCAGGGGAAGCTATAACAGGCGTTAAAGCAATGAGCTACACTAACGCAGCAATGGAACACGGAGTAGTTACCGAAGACGAAGCCAGACGGACGTACGAGTTCATAACAGACAATGAAGTGACAGAGGTCGGTTTTTGCACAAGCGATTGCGGAAAATACGGAGCCTCCCCAGATGGACTAGTAGGCGAAGACGGTATGCTAGAGATTAAGTGTCCGCAGATACAAACACACGTCGGTTATTTGCTAAAGGGAACTTTACCGTCAGCATACGTGCAACAAGTACAAGGTCAGATGTTCGTAACAGGGCGTAAATGGTGCGACTTTATGAGTTACTACCAAGGTATGAAACCGTTGATTATAAGAATTGAAGCGGATCAGAAGTATCAGCTGAAACTAGAAGCGCATCTTTTGTTATTTTGCGTAGAACTAGAAAAGGTAATAGAGGAGATAAAGTGAAATTCACAGCGACACGCACATCTAAATGGTTTTCAATAGACAACCTTGAGGCGTTGCTAAGATGGCTTGTAAACTTCGAGGCAGGCGACAAACTCACTATAAACATAGACAAGTATAAGAAGCCACGAACATTGAAAGGAAACGCATATTTGCACGTTGTACTGGAAGAGTGTGCGCCAGTTCTGGACATGCCCTTTGAGGTAGCGAAAATGTTCCTTAAAATAGCAACAGGGCGGTTCGATGTAGTGAGCGACACTAAAAGCAGTTACTATGTGCCAAGAGAGACAAGGAAAATGTCAACGGTGGAACTTGCGGATTTTATTGCAGCGGTTAAACAATACATGTTTGACGTTCACCAGTACGATGTGGCACCACCAGAAGGAAGAGGATATTGATGATAGTACAAAAGATAACAGACAGTTACATAACTAGAGGCACAAAGTGAATAAAATATACCACATATACGAGTACCTCAAGACGCACAAGATGCGAACTAAGCTAGAGATATGCGAAGCGCTAGGAATCGTCAGCATGACACTAGCGGACTGGTGCAGAGTGAAAGCGTTGGCGACCAACTTTGGCGACGAGGGACATTCACAACGACGGGTGAAAATGGAAGGGAAAGGATCACAATTAGAATATAATATAACCGTGGGGGAGAAATGAACAAATGCAGCAGATGCACGACGCTAACAAGCGTGGAAGAGTACGGAGCATGTCCGAAGTGCGGGGGACTAGTAGGCGCACAAGTAGTAAGCTCGCTTAATCCGATGAGCATAGAGCCATGCCACGGTGACGCATGCACGAGCTACTGAACAAGAAAAGCGCAGGGCTATTGAAACGATCAAGGGAAGCGAACGACTTTAACAATACAGCAGCGTGGCAGAGTTCAAAAGGCTATAATAGTTGGGGGAGATAGTATGAAGTTGGTAGTAATAGAAAGTCCTTATGCGGGTGATATAGAGGCAAACGTGAAATATGCACGGGAATGTATGTCCGACTGTTTAAAACGTGGGGAAGCCCCTATTGCGAGCCACCTAAAAAATGAAAATGGCTTAGAAATAGAGGAGCGCAATTTGTATGTTGTATAATGGCGATTGTTTAGAAGAAAGCGATAAGATAGTAAGTGGAAGTGTAGATCTCATTCTGACAGATTTGCCGTACGGTACAATTAAAGGACTTGGAGGTGATATAGAAAAATATAAAAAGTTAAGTGATTCAGGCTGGGATAATGTTATTGATACTGGTTGGATAATGAAAATAGCGAATAGAATATTACGAAAAAACGGCAAAATGATATTGACAGCAAATCAACCTTTTACCACAGAGCTAATTTCTAAAGCATTGCCGAATTTGCCACATTGTTACAATATGTATTGGGATAAAATGCACTTTGCTAATTGTTTAGGAGTCAATAAAGCACCTGTTAGCTATATAGAAGACATACTTATCTTCAAGAAAAATCACGAATTTGAAGGGTTGCACCCTTTAAGAAATTATTCTTTAAATGTTAAATCATTTACAAATTACTCTAGGAATAGATTTTATAAAGAACTTGGAACTAATGGGGCGCACCACTTTTTAGGAGGTACTAAAAAATATGCTCAATTTAGTTTATGTACTAAAGTTATTTATGATAAATTAATTGAAGTTTATAAAATTAACAAAATGCAAGGCTTTAAAGAATTTGAAGAACTTAAAGAAATAGACAACCAGTTTAAAAGTAAGTTCGCAAGCACTTTTAATTTATGGGAAGGTGGAAAATATAAATCTAATATTATTAAATACAAAAAAGACTACGATGGACATCATCCAACTCAAAAGCCTGTCTTACTATTAGAAGACTTAATTAAAACATTCAGTAATGACGGTGATCTTGTTGTTGACCTAACGATGGGTAGTGGAACTACAGGAGTTGCCTGTAAGAACACAGGGCGTAAATTCATAGGCATAGAGAAAGACGAAAAGTATTTTAATATAGCGAAAGATCGTATAGAGAACGAGACGGCACAGAGCCAGTTATTTAATTGTTAATAACCCTTGCGGAGAGACAGAAAACAGGAGGAAGCGTGAGACGTAAGATAAAGCAAATCCGTAAGAACTTAGGATTAACGCAAGCGGACATAGCACAGAGTGTAGGTATAAGCAGGGCTTATTATTGCCAGATAGAAAACGGTTATAGGTCTCCTAACTTTGAAGTTATGCAAGATATAATAGACGTTTTAGGCTGGACTATAAAACTAGTTGACAAGACCGAATAAGAGAGTAGAATATAATTAT